GCAGTTGCAACATCAGCGAATTTAGGGTCCGTGATGTATGTAAGCTGCATGGTGTTACCGACCATAGCATTGTAACCACGCTCCTGTTCGGAGGTCATGGTAAGCTGATTCCAGATGTGCATCCAGTCACCGTATTGACGGTCGATGCGCTGGCCACCAATCTCAACTTCAACCATTGAGATAAGCTGCTCACCTGGGTAGTCCAACCAACGAGCGAAAATTCCTTTGGGATTTTGTTTGCCTGCACCCTGTGCTGGTGCTTGACCATCAGCGCCAGGTGCCATACCTTGGTTAATCTCTGGGAGAGTAACCTGAAGGTAGGTGCGGTATGCAAGATCACCATTTCTGGAGATAGTGCACTGGACACGGCGTCCGAAGTCAGCCTGTCCGTTGAAAGTTTGTTCAATAGATTCCATTGCGAAGTTGGTGTGTCTGCGGTATGTAACCTTCCAGAAAGTGATCTGTGGGTTACCAGTAAGGTAGACGTCTTGAGCGCCGTAAGCTACGAGTTGCATTAATCCTCCTCCCATTTTGTTATAATATTGCTAAAGAAAAAAATTTTACGAAAAATGCATTAATTCGTAAAATTTAAGAAAATAATTTTTCTAAATTAAAGTTGTCCTTCATAAATCGTCTAAGATAATCATCTAGATACACTTCTTTTTTACCTTCATGATTTTTTTTAAAAATATAACAATCATTTTTCTTATTTATAGTCCAACCATCTTCTAAAGCATTGTAAATAAATGCCATTTTCTGTAATTTTATGTGATTTATTTCATCTATATTTGTAATATTGTTCATAGTGTTAGACAAAGACTAGAAAATAGATAAATTAATTGAACTTATAAACTATTAAATAAATACAAGTAGTAATAATATATGCCTAATTTTAAACCTAAATCGAAAAAAAAAATTAAGGCCAATTCAAAATTAAACATTACCCTTGATAGCAAACATAATGAAAAAATCGATGAATTTGAAAATATTAAAACAGTATTAATTCCACAATTACAAAAAGACAAGTTACATTATAAAAGTTTGCTAAAAGATGAAAGTTTAAGTTTGGATAAACAGCTAGAATATAAAGATAAAATTAAAGAGATAAGAAAACAAATAGCTAAAATTAGTAAAAAAGAAAAGGAGTATTTCTTAAATAATTCTGAACATATATTCACTTATTTTGAAAAAAAGAAAGATGTTTCAGAAGGGCATAGTAAAAAAAAAATTTTACACTCTTTTTTTTCCAAAACAAAAGAAAAAAAGGATGTGAAAAGAGAAGAAACAAATCTCACACAAAAATATCTATGTAATATTGATCAAACATTTTTAGATATTAAAGATTATTGTTGATAATGAAGGAATACTTGTGTGTAAAGAATGCCATTGTCAAGTTAAATTTTTAATTGAAAATGAAAAACCATCTTATAAAGAACCACCTAAAGAAGTTTGTTTCTATGCTTATAAAAGAATAAATCATTTTAGAGAGATTCTTGCCCAATTTCAAGCAAAAGAAACTACACAAATACCTGAAGAAGTTATTGAACAAATCAAAATGCAAATTAAAAAGGAGAGAATCACATTAAATGATATGTCTAATAAAAAGGCTAAAGATATTCTAAAAAAATTGGGCTATAATAAATATTATGAGCATATACCTTTCATTAAAGATAAGTTAGGTATTAAACCACCAGTTATGTCACCAGAGTTAGAAGCCACATTATGCAATTTATTTATGGAAATTCAAAAACCTTATGCAAAACATTGTCCTGATGATAGAGTAAATTTTCTTAACTATTATTATGTTTTGTATAAGATATGCGAGCTATTGGGAGAAGATAAGTTTTTACCATTTTTTCCAATGCTAAAAGATCCTGTAAAAAGAATAGAGCAAGATGAAATATGGAAAAAAATTTGTGCTGAATTACAATGGCAATTTATTGAAACTATATAATTTCTTAAAAATCATATAAATTTTATAGATTTATACGATTAATATAAACTTACTTACATACGTGGAAATCCAACAAGATTGGCACCAATACCGAAACCGGCACCGGAGCGGGCAGATACAGCCATTGATGGAACGTATGTATCAAGGATGGAGAATGTAGCTGCGGCAGTCAATGCAATAAGAAGAACTTCATCAACATTCAAAGATTTCTTAGGGATGGCATAAGCAGCGAGAGCTACCATAATACCTTCAACAATGTACTTAACGGCCCGTTTGACGAGCTCACCTAAATCAAGCATACCCATTACGTTCATGTTATAATTAATATCGAGAAAAAATATTTATGAGTATCCATACTTAAAAATAAAACATATTTGATATTTATAATGGCAAGTGAGAAACTAGGTTTTACAAGAAAAATGAATCCTGACGGTTCAGAAAATCCTAAATATGTTGATGTGTTAGATGAGGATAAAGCTGTTTCGGGACAAAAATTTGTATGTGTTAGTTTTATTAGTCCTGAAAATATCCTAAAAGAGAAGAATTTATTTATGTTTCAGCAATTCCTAAAGCATTTTGATTATTCTAAATCTATGGGAAAATTTGAACAATTCCTTAATTTTATTATCTATAAATATGGACTTGACAACAACAAAATTATGTCGGACTTAAAAGATTTTAAAGAAAGCGAGAAGGAACTTCTTATTAGTAGCACAATTGAAGATGATTGGAAAAACTTTCTGGATGCAAAGGAAGAAGAACTCACTAAAGTCTTTTCTGAAAATTATGAATTCCAAACAAACGTACGTGGTCTTAAAGTTCGAGGAAGTTATCCAACCCAACAAGAAGCAGAGTTAAGATGCAAAATGTTGAGAGAAATTGACCCCAATCATAATGTTTATGTAGGGCCTGTGGGAATGTGGATGCCTTTTGAACCTGATGCTTATAAGACAGGCAAGGTTGAATATCTTGAAGAAGAACTTAATCAATTAATGCACGAGAAAAATAAAAACGAAAGCAAAGCTAAACATGAATTTGAAAAACGTGTAGCTGAAGCTAAAAAGAAAGCAATTGAAGATAATAAGAAACTGGCTAAAGAACACGGGAATCGTCTTACTCAGAAGGTTGATGATTCTGGTGATTTGCAAAATACTTCCACAAGCACATTTGATAACAATTCCCAAGCTACCTCATCTGCTGATATCAGGAAAGAATTATTCGATAGACCAGATGTAAGAACGAAATCATTGGATAAAATGGTCAATAAAAAGATCGATAAAAAATAAATATTTTTATATAAAATTGATTTTAATTATATATAAAAATATAGTGTATATACAATATGAATATTGACAAACCAACACACTTGAAAATAAATACTTCCATTAAGCTTGATAAAAATAACAAACTTATCAATAAGTCGGAAATGGAAGAACCAGTTTGTATAGATGTTAAATCTAAATCAGATGAATTGAAAAAAAAGAAAAAGAAGTCAAAAAATAAACGTCAAAAACGGTGTGGTCATAAAGATTGTAATGCTAAATTATCAATAACAGCAATACAATGTAAATGCGGTTTGAAATTTTGCATGAAACATTTTAGTTTCACAAAACACGAGTGTTCTTTCGATTATGTGAAAGAAGCACGAGAAAATCTTGACAAGAAGAATGTCTTAGGAGGAGGGGAATACGATAAAGTGCCTGATAGACTATAAATTAAATGCCTATTTATAGATTAAAATTGTAAAATTGATTTATATAAAACATTTAAATATATTGACAATTACCCTCATAATGAACTCTACTAACTCACAATCCCTTTTCAAGATTTGCTTATTCTCTCTAATTTTACAGTTAATTTTATGGTTGACGACGGCAAAGAATATAAATAATTTGCGTTATACAGAAAGAAATTTGGTAGAAGCTGCTTCTACTAACAATAAAGTCAATTGCACATTTCGGGATAATGTCTGTGAATGTCCATACTCTTGTTATGAACAATATGAAAATGAAAAATATTGTGTAGTTAAAAAATGTTATACATATGATGAGAATTTGGGACAATGTAAACAAGAAGGTTATCACTCAACAGGTCCCATTGTTTTACAAGCAATTCCTTTTACAGGAGTTTTCGGTTCAGGATTTGGAAATATTGGTAGGTGGGATTTGTTTGGGATATATATGGGAGTATTCTTCGGAGGCTGCTGCTCTGTTATACTACTTTCAGTATGCTGTTTATGTGCTTGTCCTTCAGGAAATGAAGAAGGTAAAAAAGAAGGAGCATTGATGTGTTTTTCGCAATGTGGTGCGTGTTTATGGGTAATAGCTATACTTGTATTTTATATATTAGGTCTTATCTGGATTACAAATCCTGGTACTATATTGGATGGTAACGGTTGCCCGCTAATATTTGGATAAATAACAATAATAAACAATAAATTTTATAAAATTTTTATTGTTTACCATTTACTTTTTTTAACATTAATTTTTGGTCCTCTACGCGTAGCCGTTGGGTCAAATTGTTCTTCTTCATCATCCGAACCCATTTGTGCTGATAATTCCCAAAACTCTTTAGAACCTAATTTAAATTTACCGTGCGCACTGGCTTTATACCAAAAGATTTGGTCTTCTAATTTATTAGATTTTGCATTATTAGCTATTACTAAACATTCATAATTCTCAGTGCATTGGTCCATTACTTGACAAAAACTTTCAAATGTAGGAAACATACCCGCATAATTCTCATAAATTCTCTTTCTATTATTGATATAAGGTTCTCTCAAAATGAAAGTGTAATCAATATTGGTTCTTAGATTTGGAGGAACACCCAATGGATACTGCATTGTTATGATAAGCATAATTTTCCAATGCCTACCATTCATGAAAAGCAATCTCATTAATTTTTCTCTTGCCCAACTATTATCATATAAACAGTCATCTAAAATTACAAATGCCCTAGGATCAATACTAGAACGACCGTATGCTTCCATTTCTTTTTTTATCTGTTTTACAACAATTTTTTGACGCTTTAAAATATTCTCTATAATAGCAGTATTATATTCATCATGAATAAATAATTTTGGAACTATTTCTCCATAGAAACCATTTCCAGCCTCAGTTCCTGATATTACTGTTCCTATTGGTATATCCTGATGATAATACAATAAATCTTTAACTAAAAAACTTTTACCAGTATCTCTCCTTCCAATTAACACAATTACTGGTCCCGCATTTTCTGTTGGTTTGAAACTAATATTTTTCATATCGAATTTTTTTAGTTCTAAATTCATCTAAAGTATTTTTTTATAAAAATATTTAATTATTTACGCAAAAATTGGTTTAAATATAGAATTTTTTTTAAAATTATATCAAAATGATAGAAATTATGTATAAAAAACATCATAATAAGGATTTATTTAAATCTTTAGAGAAATCAGGGATTTTAAATACGCAAAATTATATTCCAATTTATCAAAATTGGTTCTCTCTTAATTCAAGTAATTGGAATAATATTAATTTGAATCACTCAAATAGACTTATTTTAATTAAAAATCAAATAAGCAACAATAAATATGTCTGTTCTATTGAAAAAGAAAATGGTGAAACAGAAGATAAGGTATTATTTTTTAAATTCTCTCCATTACTTGATGCAACAAAATTTATGGTAGGAAAATATAAAAATGTTGATTCCAATATTTTATTTAGGCTACCATCCTTCTCACAAAATTCTGAGGAAGTATTTGATAAAATACTTGACAGAAATAATGCCGCATATGTAGATTCTTTTTTTTCATACTTAACAAGTAAAACATTGCATAATCATAATTTCTATCACGGATTAGATTTTTTTGGTTCTTATTTAGCATCTAAGAAAGACTTCTATTTTAATATTGCAGATGACATAGAATTTCTATATGAATCTGATTTTTTTCAAGAAAAAAAAGGCATATTATTTCAAATTGATAATATGGATAAATTAGATTTTGCTTTTACAGATACTCGAAAAAGAAGGGAAAAAATAACTATTAATCCAAAAGATATACAACTAGAAACAGAATCTATTGATGTTGATACTTTGAATTCTATTTTTAAAACGAATGATGAAGTTTCTTATGGAAATTCCGAATTAATATTTAATTTTGATATAAAAACGAAAAGTAATAGGTCTGCATCAAAAACAAGCTCTACTTGTTCTTCTAGATCATCAAATACATCTAGTGAATCCAATGAAGATTTTAGTGAAGATGAAGGAGAAGAATATGACGAAAGTATGTCTGACAGCGATAATGATTCAGAATTTTCTACTTTATCCTCAGCAGAATTTTTAGGGGCAACAATTAAAAACTTTCCTGTTCAGGTTATTTGTTTGGAAGAATTAGAAGAAACTCTAGATACATTTCTTGAATCTAGTGAATTATCTGAAAATGAATGGATTTCTTGTTTATTTCAAGTAATTATTCAACTAATTACATATCAAAAGTTATTTGATTTAACTCATAATGATTTACATACAAATAATATTATGTATCAGAAAACAGAAAAACAGTATTTATACTACAAATATGATGATAAACATTATAAAGTTCCTACATATGGTAAAATTTATAAAATTATTGATTTTGGACGAGCTATATATAAATTTAAAGGAAATATTGTATGTAGTGATAGTTTTCATCCCAAAGGTGATGCTGCCACACAATATAATTGCGAACCATATCTAAACAGCAAAAAACCGAGACTCGAACCAAACAATAGTTTTGATTTATGTAGATTGGGATGTAGTTTATATGATTTTTTTGTGGATGAGGAAGAACTTTCAGGACCTTTCCCAAATCCATTATCAATCCTTATCTCTGAATGGACTACAGATGATAAAGGAAGAAATATTTTATATAAAAAAGATGGAGAAGAACGTTATCCTGATTTTAAATTGTACAAAATGATTGCGCGCACTGTTCACAAACATACACCACAAAATCAATTAAATAATCCTTTATTTAAAAAGTTATGTATTTCAAGGAAAAAAATAAGCAAAAAGGGTAAAATCTTTAATATTGACAAATTGCCTTCTTATGTAGATTAAACTAAAATTTTACAAATTATTTTTAGTTTAATAATTATTGTTGTTGTTGCTGCTGTTGCTATTACTTCCGGTTCATCCCTCCTCGTCTTTTCCTTCTTTTCCTCCTTTTGCGTCTTGTTTTGTGTCGTCTACCACCTCCCATTCTTGACTCGTTTATTTTTTTTGTAGCATTTTTCTTGTTATTCTTTTTCTTGTTATTCTTTTTATTAGTTTTATTTTTATTATTATTATTAATTTTAACTAATCTTTTTTTCACCGTCTTTCGTTTTTTCTTTTTGTTAGTTGTGTTTGTCGATTTTCCTTCAAATTTTTGTCGGTTTTCATTATATTTAAATGTTGCTCGAGGGTAGCCCCCTTCCCTTGCAATTTCGTGAGCTTTTTCCCATTCGTTTGCTGCATTTTTGTTGGATTTAACCATAGCTCTAAACTCATTCATCGCCTTGTTTTTCTTAGGATTAAATATGATATCCATATTTAAAGGATAAGCATTATTATTACTTCCACTAGAAAAAGAATTGTGTCGTGTGCGTCTCGCCGCTACTTCGTTTCCTCGTCCGGTTGTATTATGTCCCGAATATCCTGACATTATATATATTACAACGATTAAAAATCAGGATTATCAGTAAATGCTTTTGTTGAAGATGATGCTATTTCACCAAGTGTCCCCATTTGGTCCAATATGAAGTTTCCCCCCACTACACTTAAATAAACAAAAATAGTATCTCTGAAGATAACCTTGAAAGGTTTATTTTCTTTAATTATGAAACGCATCTCTACAAATTTTAAAAGAGCGTAAATAATGGATATTCCTAAAGCGGTAATAAATATAGAATTGCTCATTTATAAATTATAGTAAAAGAGCAATTTTTTTCTTTTTACGCAATTATTTTAAAACTTCAACTCCACTAAGAACTGGTTCGCTAAGTTTAATTCCCTTATCAAGAGATTCTATTCCTAAAATATCTTTATTTAAATTCACACTACCGCCAATAGTTAATTTTTCATCATCATCCTCATCATCTTCTTCTGCTTCCTCGATCTTTCTCTGTTCATTTCTAATATTTGAAATATGTTCTAATCTCTCTACAGTTTTAGGTGCTTCAACAGCTTTTACTTTATTTGTTCCCATATCTAAAACACTATCTGTATTATTGAAACTCAATCTTGCTTTCGTTTTTGGAGTGAGGGGAGCTTCAGGAATTGTTTCCAATGTTGGTATATTGGGTTTAGAAATGGGTTTTGATGCTACTGGAGATGCTTCTGTATTAATGCTAATTTCCGGCTTTTCGATAGAGGAGTTTTCAATTGGTGTTTTATTACTAGTCGGTTCTGTTGTTGGCGTTGTTGGTGTTGTTTCAGTAACCAATTCTGCTTTTACATCATTGGCTACAGATTTTACAACATCATCTTTTTTCTTATCCATTGATGATTCATCTTTTTTAATCACAATTTTATTAGAATCTTCTTCTTCTTCATTTTTTGTTGTTACTTCAGGTTCCACAGTATTATTTGAAACATCTTCTGTTAGTATTTCTTTAGTTTCTTCAATGATTTCTTCATCCACTGTTTCATCAATATATGCTCTAAGGATTTTCTCTACAGGAACAGAATCTCTTATTACTTCCAAAATACTTTCTTTACACATTAACTCTGCTTCTCTCATATTTTTTTGAAATTGTAGAGGTGTAATCTGTTTTTCATATAAATATACATTTTTGTAAATTTTTCTTGCTAAAAAGATATATACTTTATGAATAAAACCATCGAGCTTTGGAATGTCAATATCAATCTTCTTTTGTTTCTGTCCTACACGGACAGATGTAAGAATTTTTAATTGTGCAATATGCACACAAGTTAAAAGATCCTCTAAATAATTACAACCACTTTTTTGAACAATTCTTTTGGTTTCATCAGATATAATAGCTTGATTCCATTTTATAATTCTAGACAAGAAATTTTGAAATGTCATTAAATATTTTTCGTCTTCATCATTTTCTTTGCACAGTGTAACAGCTTCAGTATATATAGATCTAATACCTTCTAAAACAAGAGGACATAAAATTGTTACTAATCTAGAGGCATATTCATTTTTTGCCTGTGTCAAGATACCTGAATCAAAGTCATCCATTTTACATTTCATCTATATTTTCTAAATTGATGTCCTTACGCATAAAAAACTTATAAAAAATTAATAACATTAATAATTTTTCATTTCTAAACTCTTTCCGAATTTTATCAAAATAAATTAGGGCTGTATATTTTTCTTTTTTTGAAATTTTATTATCGTTTTCTATTATTTTCATTATATCTAAAGCTGAGTAACCTCGTTGATATATTTTTTCTGTAAGATTGTTACAATTTTCTACATTACTAAAATTATCTCGTCGTTTTATAAGCTTTATTAGAGTGGTATAATGTTTTTTTAAAGATTGATTATTCTCTATATTTTTACGATTATAATTATGTAAACTTTGAAATTCACAATCAATATTTGGAAGTGGGATGTAAATATTACAAAATCTAGATAAAATAGGTTTTAATAGTTTATTTTTATCTTCAACCACAATGAAAAATCTTGTTGAACAACTAAATTTTTCAATACATCTTCGTAAAGCAGATTGAGCATCAATAGTTAATTTATCAGCATTAAACAGTATAATACTTTTAAATTTCACATTAGTATTAATATTTGTCTTTGCAAAATATTTCAAATCGTCACGAATAAAACGTATACCTTTTCCGTGAGCACAATTAACATATTTAATATAATCTTCATTGCAATAACGAGAATCATATATAGTATTAATTAAATAATTGACTATGCCCCTTTTTCCGCTACCTGATTCTCCATGAAAAATAATATGGGGGATTTTATTTGTATCTACAAAATATTTTAGTTTATTTTTAATATCGCTATGAATAGTTAAATTTGTTGACATGATAATTATTTATAACCATAGGTTTTTAATTATAAATAATTACAATATATTTATACGGCACTGTGGAGAGATTGGGCATAAGGATTTGATTTAAACGCAGCTAATATATTTCCATTCATGCGTTGACAATCTATGGCCCTTTCTCGAGTATGTTTTCCAGATATAGCACCAAATGTTTCTATGTTTCCTGGTCGTTTTGGAAAGTTTCCTGGTCCTTCTGCTGCCGTGGTTCCAGTTCCGGAAGATTTCCACGTTGTAATATTTTGTGTTCCATTGAACAATGGTTCATAACCTTGATTCATTCTATCAACTTTAGATAATTGCTCTCTGTCTGGATTAAGGAAAGCATTATAATCAGCACCATATTCTCTAGGTCCTGTAGCCCACGCTGGCGCCGAAGAATTACCAATATATTCACAACTTGTTGTATCTCTCTGATTATCAACCGGTTGTTGAGCATTTGTAGCATATCCACCACCGTGATTATAACCTCCCTGTAATGTGTATTTAGTATTCTCAGTTTGTTCTCTGATAGTCGTTTTAGTTCTTTCAGCAGGATTATAGAGCTGATTTTTAGAAACAGTAGTATGCGCATTTCCTGTTGGTCGAATTGTTCCTACAACATTTTCTTTGCGTGATGGGCGAAGAGCATCTAAGACAGGGGTTACTGCCGCCCAGATTCCTCTACTTACAGGACCCATTTCAGTTCTCTCTGAAGTTAATGTTCTGGAGTTAGGTAGCATTTGCACACCACTTCTCCCATAATCACTAATATCTCCTTCATTTTTTTGAATTGACCATGCTCCACGATCATTGGCACCCCCTAAATATTTTGTATTTGGTTCTAATTGTGGTCTTCGTGGATAATTATATTGTCCATCTTGATAAGTTCCAGTATGTTCCTTAGCGGCACCACCACCACCGAAATATTCTCTAGTTGTTCCCGGTCTATTTTCTGCTCTCAAAACTTGTTCAGGTTGAGCTGTTTGTGCTTTTTCTTGTCCTCCTGTAGTAAACCATCTATCCGGTGTATTCAAGTAAAATGTATCTGGTCTGTTTTTCTCAACTTTGCCTTCAATACCTCTAGCACCACGTCCTCTTCCAGCACTAGCTCCCAAAACTACTCCATTATATACCATTTTTGGATTATTTTTGGTTCTAAGCTGATCAATGGTTTTAGGTTCCCAGTCTTTACGTGCTTCCATACCAGCATTAAAACCATCAGAACCACTACTTGTATAACCTTTATTCAGACCTGGACCAACTCTTACTTCTTCCCACGGTTTTACATTAGCCATTCTCATACTAGGATTTACTCTTGATTGAAGAAAATCTGTGTAACTAGGAGCTCCATTTGCATAAGTCATATTTTTTTGTGGTTTAAAAAGTGGTGCTTGTTCACGTTTATGAATAATTTGAGAAGCACTTCCTGAATAACTATCTAAAATAGATTCATTTCCGTTTAATCCCACGGTGCGTTGTGTTACTTTAGACCCAAAAAAAGGCACCATATTATTGTGTTTTAAATCTTTTGTTGATAATTTGTTTCCTGAAAGTGATTGAAATTCTTTTACATTTGCGGATTGCGCCATTTTATTTTTATAAACCTGTTCTTGAAAATATTTATCGGTGGCAGCTTGACCGCTAGGGTATCTTCTAGGGTTTGATGCTAAACTTTTATTAGTTGGAACAGGATAATTTACTGGAGGTGTATTTGTGTTCGGTAGCGCTGGGACTTGTCTTTTTCCCATATTAGTAAATGTTTCACCACATTTACTTTCCTGCTTATTTTTCTGATTTTGCATAATGTATAAACTTCCTAAAGCCATCAATGGTATAGCAACTTCAGCCATATTATATATACATAGACATATTTTCTTATTTTGAAATAGAGTTAAAATAAGAAAATTACATATCTTGAACACAAGGATATTTTGGAACAAAATTAGCTTTACATACATTCTCTTGTGGATTCAAAAATAGTGGCTGAAATTCATATTGATAAATCGTTTTTTCTTGAGTTAACCACGCTGGATTTGTAGCTCTTGATTGGTCCGTAATAGGTGCCTTGCAAGTAGGATATCTCACCGTTTTAGAATAAACAACACCAGAATTAGGATATTTGGCCATTGTACAATCCTTCTTTAATTGTCTAGTAATACCTAATAAATCACTGTTAATATCAATTGGAGCGCCACCAGGAACACTTCTTAAATTTGCTCCCCATCCTTGTAATCTAATTTGAGGATCTGCCATCAAACAAGGTTTACATCCATTTCCGGGAACATTTAACATATATCTTCCCGGTCCAGTAGATTCTTGCAAAATCTTTTTAGTTCTACATTCATCATAATTAAATCGTGTAAATGCCATGATATATAGACTTTACATTATTATTTCTCCTAAAAAGTTATTTCTTTGCTAAATATATGAACTATTCAAGTGATATAAATAAAATAAGGTCTATGATTCGGTCTCCAGCCGCCTATGTAGAAAAAATGCCCTTTTCTGTGAATTCTTATAATGAAGTAGTTAATTTATGGAAAACGTATAAAAAAACAGGAAAAATAGATATGGATGATGTAAAAATAAGAAACGTATTTGATTTTCATAAATCAGATACGAATCACGTAATTATGTATTATAGTTTGGGTCAACAAGATAGTCTATTGATGTGTAAAGTTGGAGAGAATTACCTAAATATATTAGTAGATGCTAGACCTACAGATTTATTAGGGTATAATTATATTGCTACTTATTGTTAGAATGATTTTCTGACACTACATAATACTGGAATGCCTGTATATAACCCGCCACTTTTAATTATTTTTGCTTCATAAAATCCCCAGGAGATTCCTAGGGCTGGTGACCATATTCTAATAGTCATGTATTCATCTGTGTCGAAACTAAAGTCTAATGTCGCTGACGAAGTGACTCCTGATGCGTTTAGGTCAACCATTAGCGTCTCAGAGCCAGGAGTTCCACTAGGCGCTTGGAAATTTGTCCACGATACGTGATATACAGAACCGGGAGGCGCAACACCATTTGTAATTTCTAATTCAATATCATCAGTGGCTGCATCATCTAACCAAAGTCTTACAACACCATCGTCAAATAAAGTAACATCTCCACCATTGGTATTATTA